AAGACTGGACCGAACAATCCCTCAAGAACAAGTTTGTTAACCTTGCTATCATCAAGTGTACCTGTGGTGCCAACACGCACATCACAGTTGATAAGTTTAGTCATGATTGCTGTCAATGACTTGGCTTTAAATGTATGCGCTTCGTCACCGATGATAAAATCAAACTGCGCAAAGTATTTCTTAGGCATCTCATAGATAGACTGCCATGTAGAAATAATCAAATCTGTTTCTGGAATCTTACTTTCGCCACCATAAATTTTTTGGCAGTGTTTACTTACATCCCAACCATTCTTAGATGAATAGTTTTCAAAGTCACTATACATCTGAGTGACTAGATTAATCGTTGGGACAATTAACAATCCGCGCTTCTTACCTGTGTTCAACAGGTGGCGAATCATCATGTAGATTATAAGCGACTTGCCACTCGCGGTCGGTGATACGAGTACAGTTCTTTTTTTTGTAAGTCCGACGCTAGACGCAAGATACTGATAATCTCTTGGCTCCATCGAAAGCGAGAGAGCAGTTGCAAGGTTCTTCGTGTCGATCGGAAAGACTTCCTTTTCTTCGTCGAATTCATATGAATAATTCCTCTGCTTACAGAACTCTCGAATATAGCGTTCGAGACCTGCATAAATTTGTTTGGTACGGAGATTCAACAGCCTGATTTTGCCGTCCCAATATTTATTGCGGAATGCTGGTGAAAATTGATATCCTGGAGTCGAGAATGTAAAAAATTCTGACATCTCTTGAAGAATACCATCTTCTGCGTTTACTTGCACATAGATGTTATTGAGTTTTTCAACCTTCACATCACACATCAACGAGCACCCTGAATGAACTTCTCCCAGTCCATATATGCGCGCAACTGATAAGTCCTAGCATTTAGTTCTTTCATAACGTTTTCACAAAACTTGGCTGTTTCTTCGTGATAAGATTGCTTGCGCTTGAGTTTGTTTAGATCATCATCTGCGTCAATATATACAGCGATATCTGACTTTAGAGTAAACCGAAACGGTTCCCAACCCAACGAATCAAGTTGTTCTTGGTCCATTTTGCCTGTGTAGTATTCCCACTTGAGTTTTTTGATTCGATTGAACTCAAGAGCACATTTGCGTGCTGACAGATTGTGCAATGACAAGTATTTGTTATACTTGTTGTGTAGCAACGGAATACGAATGATCTCTTTGCCTGGCTCGGTTGAATCAACTTCACTGTCTCTTTCCCATTGTTTGATAATTTCATCTAATGGAGGAGTTTCCATAAACAATCTCGCATAAAAAAGATAGTTTATTATATAAAAATGCTAGATAAAAAGCAACTATATGCAATAGTTTGACTGGTTGGCTGTAAGAGATATAATAGACTATGTCGAAGATGAATGGGTTACTCAAATTCTCTCATAGTTAAAGTATGAGAATCTAAAAGTTGCATCAGCGGTTATGATATTCTCAGCGCTGTCTCCTGAAGCAAACGACAACGAGCCAACAGTTGTAGGGAACAGGTCGACCAATTTTACGCGGAAATTTGGATTGTTTTTGTTTGTATAAATTGTCAGCGTTGCATCTGAGTACACTGCTGGGCGTGTTTGTATTGCGCGAAGATTTGGTGCTGGGTTTGTACGCGCAAGATTGACATATTCTTCAAAATTTGTAGGGAACGTTGCGCCTCGAATCCAGTCATGTAACTCTGTCCATGCACGCAAGTCTTCGTCAACCAAGAACGTAATATTAAACGTGTCATAAATTGCCTTTTCTCCAGGCAAATATAACTCCACGAATGGCGTTGGCATAGGAATTTCAGTAAGAGAGATTCCTGGAAGATTTGCACTGTTACAAAAGTATGTAACACCTGGGAGTCGCGAGAACGTCACGCGAAACTTTGTGCTTTGTAGCAAATCTGTGTTAATTGGATTTCTATTTAATACAGTCATCGTTATTCCTCTGTATCAAATTATTTAGGTAATAAAAAAGGGGGAGACTTTCGTCTCCCCCCTCAGTCACATTGCCTTATTATTTTTATTAAGTTGGCAAATTATTACTGGTTGATGTTCAACACAGCAAACTTACGGTAGTAGTAGTTCTCGCCTGAGGCGATTGTACCGCTTCCTGAGCCTTGTGCGAATGGATTTGCGACCATGCCGTAGCGAGTCTTGAATCCAACCTTTGGCTGGTAGTTGTCTGGGTCGATAGCACGTACCATCTGTAGAGGAACGTATGGGCAGTAGAACAAGCCAGCGTCATATGGTGAGCTGCCCTTGTATCCGACTACGACATAGTCTGAACTTGCTACAGAATATGGATCAACATAAACCTTAATGCGTCCGAATAGCGTACCTGCGAAGGTATTGCCTGTATCGTCAACAGTTAGGTTGGTGTTGTTTGATAGTGCTGAGTTATAGTCAAGAAGACCTGTCATTGCAAGAGCTGAAGCCACATCGGTTGAAACGATGAGGAGATTGCCCTTACCACGACGTGTATCCTTCGCGATCTTGTTGCTTGCGCGTTCGATTGCGAATAGGAGGCTCTTGTACTTTTCTACCTGCCAGCGACCTGATGTATCAGTGTTGCTTGATAGGTTGAATGCTGCTGTTGCAGCTCCTAGGATGCCGACGTTTGCTGTAGCATAAACAGTACGAACAACTTCGCGGTTGATTTCTGCTAGAATTTCAGTTGACAAGATATTTGTCAATTCTGTTTCTGCATCTAGACCGTGAATTGCCTTGAGGTCTTGTGCAAGTTCCATTGTGTAGGATGCTTGTAGACCGCGTGTCTTTGCTGTGACAGATACGCGCTCGATTGAGAACGCCATATTTGCCATATTCTTCGTTTCGAAGTTTGCAGTTGTGTCGCCTGTACCAGTGTTTGCCATTGTCATTGCAGCAACGTTCTGGCTGAGTGATACGATTGCATTTGCAACTGTACCATTGCCGTTTGTTCCTGCGAACAATGTGTTTGCTTCGTTGTAGAATGCTTCTGTGCCATCTGGTGCTGAGTAACGTGTGCGCATTGCGAAGATAAGTCCTGTTGGACCTGTCATTGGCTGCACGCCACAGATATCATATGCCATTAGGTTTGGAAGAGCACGACGTACCAATCCGATTAGGATTGGGTCGAAGCCTTGGATGTTGCCTGAAGATGGTGATGTTGGAGCAACGTTTACTGGTGTTGCTTCAAACAAACGACCCATATTCACTGCTTCTTCGTGTAGGGCGCGTTCTTGGTTCTCTAGAACTAGGGCAGTTACAGCACGCTTGTAGTTATCTGTAATCTTTGGGAGTTCTGGGTGATCAAGAACAGGAGCCCACTTCTTTGCATGTGTTTCATTTAGATACATGTTAGATACTCCGTTCTGTTAATATACTTCACTTTGGAAGTGTTTTTGAGATTGCTTTAACATAATTTGCCATATACGAAGGAACGTCTACTTCTGGCTGCGCTTCAGACGTCTCTGCTGCTGCCGTTACCTCACTCACGACTTTCTTATTTGGGAAGTAGTTCTCGCGAATTACTGCGAGCTTATTATTAAACTCACCTTCTGTGGTGAACTCCACGCCCTCTGCGAGCGATTTCATTTTCGCGATTTGCGTTTCGGTTAGACCTTCGCAAACCTTACGAATTGATTCATTTTTCTTGGCTTCGTTGAGTTCTTTTGAAAGAGCTGACAACTTCTCGGCAGATGCTGCAGCAGCTTCTTCTAACTCAACAACCTTTTCAGCAAGTGATTCAGCAACTTCGAGCTTCTCTTCTGGAAGGTCGATGTAGTGCTCTGCGAATAGATTCTTTAGACCATTAATAAAGTCTTCAGAAAGTTCTGCGCGGAGACCTGATTCAATTGCAACTTCGTTGTCCTTGACCCACTGCTCAACGACATAGTTTAGATACTCGTCAACTTGCTCAGCAAGTTCAACTCTAATACCTTCAACTGCTTCTTCTAGGATTTTGTCGTTGTCAGAAATGACATCTTCAACAATCTTTTCAACGCGAGACTGAACAGCTGCTTCGAAAATTGTTGTTGCTTTTGTACGGAATTCTTCGGATAGTGATTCGCCATTGAATAGAGCATCAACGTCTTCCTTCATGGAACCCTTGTGCTTGGCGACCATACCCTTCATCATTACTTTCTTGGCTTCTTCAAGATCTTCTTCTTCGTCTTCCATCTCTTCGTCATCTTTTTCAGACTTAGATTCGGCAACAACATCAGTTGACTCTGGAGCTTCTACTTCTTCCATAGCATCTGTTTTGGCTGACTTTGCGTCGCCCTTTGCTGTTGGTTCTGCTGCCTTCGATACTGAAGCAGCTGCTTTCTTTCCAACTTCTCCACCAGCTGGATCTGAAGTTGTTGCACCACCAAGGTCTTCTTCTTCGCCTGGTAGTTTTGCGGTTGGTTCTTTGCTTGCTGATCCAAGTGATGCCTTGAGGATTTCAGCAGCAGATTCTGTAAGCGACTTTGTCATTGTTTTAACTCCTAAAGAAGTAAATATATTTATAAAATTTAAAGTTTTGACACGAAGTTCGTGAAGATCTTCAATGCAACTTCATCTAATTGCTTTTGTTTGGCGCGTTTAATCTCTTCATAATAAGCGTTAATGTCAATTTCTTTGACCTTACCGTTATCCCATACCCACTCTTTACCTTCCATAATGCCTTGTACAAAAGCGCCTGGTGCGGACGGATCCGCTACGATATCTGCCGCTGTGGCTAGATAATAATCGTCTTGTACAACGTTGACACCATTCACTTCTTTAAGTGAACCCATGCCACGTGAAGAAACTCCAAGAGTTGCACCGCCTTCCATAAGGGACTTGGCAATTTTACCCATTGGTGTTTCTAAAATCTTTGCTTTACCTATAAAGACATTGTCTTCTTGCTTGAGGTTTGTGATAAGATGAGAAACGCGATCTAGATTAATGCTAGGTGAATCTGGGTGACCGAGTTCACCGAATGCGCGGTTCTTTTGAACATACTCTTCATTGTAACGTCCAACTTCGCGCGCGAGCGTTTCTGTCTTATACAAACGACCATTCTTATTCTTGGCTTCAGCCACTAGGAATGGACCTTGAATGTAAAGTGTCTTAACACCGTTTTTTTCTTCAGTGATTAACTTTACTTCTTCGATGGTTTCTGTGATTAGTTTCATTTTAACCCCAATGCCTTTCTTCGGCGTAGTGATCTTTTTCTTTTAATCATCGCACGAGCTGCTTTTGCTTTGCGTTTGATTTTTGCTTTACGCTGAGAGATTCTTCTCTTTAGTCTCTCAGAAGAAGTCATACGAACCACTTTACCACCACGAATTGTATAACCTTTAACTGCTGAAAATTTCTTTCTTCGTTGTACTGTAACTTTACCTTTTACAGTACGCACACGCGCACGAATTAATTTTGTACGACCCATGCGAACAACATTGCGCGCTTCACTGATTATTCTTTTTACTACAGACAAAATCTTTTTGGATCTTTTAACATCTCAGCAAACTTTTGTTGGTTTTCTGGATTTAATGCACCATGTACCATATGAATTGCTTTTGCTGCACCGTGACTAACTTTGAGTTTAGAACCGTCAGCAAACTTAAAGTGTTTTGCGTGAGATGTTACATTGTCTTGCTGAGCATATTTTGCAACTTGTTCTAGACTTTCCATTACATCTTCAACTTCTTCTGACACGCCAACTAATTCTTTCTCTGGACCAGCAGAAGAATATGGAACTGTAAACGACATTCCTAACTTCTCATTTTGATATAAAGCAACACGTTTTCCGTCTGGGAAAATTCTAACACCACGACGCTTTAACACCAATATC